CCTGCCAGAGGCGGAGGACGGCATCGACAACATCGGCGCGATGGTGGATTCCTTCACAAGGCTCAAGATGATAGGCTCCTACGCCATGCAGTGGCTTTACCACACGGTTCAGGACGTGGCCTCCGGCCCCCTGCGCCGCTTCAAGGAGACCATCGACGAGATCGCGGACCTGTTCAAGACGAACCTGCCGAAGCTGACGCTGGCGGGCGGGCACATACTCGACGGCGTGCTGCGCATCGTCTCCGCGTTTGCCAAGGGCGCAGTGAAGATCGTGGAGTTCCTTGGCAAGCTGCCCGGGCCCATGAAGCTCATACTCGGATTGATCGCAGCCGCCGGGATACTGATCAAGACCGGTCCCTTCGGCTGGATGGTCACCGTGCTGACCTCCATCGGATTGCTGCTGGACGACTTCTTCGGCTACCTGGAGGGCGAGAACGCCGCGCTGGGCCCGTTCTGGGACACCTGCATACAGGCGTTCAATGACATCAAGGAAGGCCTCACGGCGGCCTCCGAGGCCATCCAGTGCTTCTTCGAGGCCTCCAAGGGCGAGGACGGCAAGGTGGACTGGATCGGCTTCGGCGGCAAGGTGGGCCAGTGGATACTGGACGGCATCAAGCAGGGGCTTGGCGATTTGTCCACAAAGCTCAAGGGCTGGATCACCGGCGACGAAAACGCCAATTGGGATGCTGTCGGTGAGGCACTTGTGGGCAAGGTCGAGACCGCGATCCAGACTGCTCTGGATGTCGGCAACAACATACTGGCTTTCCTGGTGGGCCTTGTGGACGGCCTGATCACCCCGGAAAGCGTCGCTGATCTGCTGACCAACGGCTCGAAGTTCGTGGAGGGCATCTTCAAAGGGATCACCAATACCATCTCCACCATCGGCGACAGCCTGAACGCCACCGTTCAGCTGCTGCTGAAAGGTATACTGGGGCTGGTGAACAAGATCACCAGCAATGATGTCATGAATGGCGTGGGCGACTTCGCCACCGCCTTTATCACGGGCATAGGTGCTGCCATTGGCCAGGCGATTACCAGTGCGGGGAAAATCCTGGACGGCATCACCGATATGCTGGGAGAGGCATTGACGCCCGATAACATCAGCCGGATAAATGCCAACTTGGACACGCTCGGGGCAAGAATCATCGAAGCCCTCGTCGAGGCGATCAAAAAGGCGGCCGATGGCGCGACCAACCTCATCGACGCCATAGGCGGCCTGTTTGCCAAGCTGCTCAACCCGGACGAAAACGACAAGACCATCCTCCAGAGCATGCGGGGCTTCGGTACGAAAATCATAAAGGCCATAGTGACCGGCATCGGCAAGGTCAGCGATGCCGGCGCGAGAATCATGCGCGCCATCGGCGACGCCATTCGCGGGATCGACTGGTCCCAGGCCGGCACCGATCTGGGCGGCATCGTGACGGGGCTGGTGGATTCCATTGTGAATGGAGTTAGTGATGGAAGCCTGCAGGGAAAGTTCGAAGATTTGATGGGCGCTATCGGCTCAGGTCTGAACAAGGCGATTTCTGCGCTTGCCGAGTTTGGACTTGGCCTTGCGAATGCGCTGATTGACTACATGCTCGAGCCTGAAACATGGGCAAGACTCGGAGAAGGGTTGATGGTAATCATCAATACCACCTTTGGCGGAATACTGAGCTTTTTGGATGAGCTGCTCGGTGGTGAATTGATGCTTGATACCGAGGAGAGTGTGGAACATGTCAATGACCTTGAAACAGCCTCTGAACGTGTAAACGAAGCCCTTGACGAACTCAACGAAAAAGAAATTGACCCGACAGATAGCGAAGCACAAGCACGTCTGGAATATCTGAATGGACTCTTGTTACAACTTGAGGAGCAAAAGGAATTATTCCTGGAAAATTGGAGTACTGAAAGCATACAGGAGGCTGGACAAAACATTCAGACACTTGTTGACAATATCAATAAGGGGGATGGTACGCCTGAGCAGATAAAGGCTTGGCAAGAGCAGCTTCAGGGATATATCAGCATGTTGGAATTCTTGTCGCAATATGACCTGGGTGGAACATTCAGACGTAACGGCATGGGCGTAGAAATTACACCTGAGTTGGTTGCGAATTATGCTGGAGTCGATTCAGAAAATATGGAAGACTCTGAATTCCAGGCAATCTATAAAAGGATGATGGATGACATCGAGAAAGCGATGCAAGCCGAACCGGTGATTGCGGATGTGCCCGTGGAGCCTGAGCCGACAATCGATAATCCTGACGCCCTGGCAGAAGGCGTAGCTGAAGCGGTCGAGGAAAGCGTCCAGAATAGTGATACCCCTTCTGTGGGTGTCCCGGTTGATATTGAACCACAGCCGGAAATCAAGAATGAGCCTGACTTTGGAAGCTTGATCAATGAAGGCTATGCTGAAGAGGGTATGACGCTGAAGCGTTCCGCAAAAGCGGACATCAACCTCGAAGGTGTCACCGTCACCCCCGGCGACGGCACCCAGCTTGAGGACGCCACCCAGGAGACCATCGACGCGATCATCGGCGAGCACACCTTCTCCGCGGACGTGACGGTCAAGACCAACTTGACCGTCGAGGTGGAGGACAGCAACGCCGAGGCCATCGGCACCGCGATCGGCACGGGCATCGGGCGGCACATGTCCACCGCCCTGTCCGGCAGTGACCCACTGTCGGGGCTGTTGGATGAGTTTTCCGCCACGCTGGACGAGCTTCTTGACAAGGTGGACAAGATCGTCAGCCGCATCAAGGCGAAGTTCAGCGCCATCTCCACCAGGGCCTCCAGCGTGTTCAGCAGCGTCGCCTCCAGCGCGAAAACCGCCCTCGGGGCGCTGCCGGAGTGGATACAGCTCAACGTGGTGGACAAGATCAACCAGTCCCTGGGAACCATCAAGGTGCCCAACATCAACCTGCCAAACAGCGGCGGAGGGGCTGAGCCTCACAGCTCCGAAGGTCGCCAGGTCGACCATGAGATGGTGACTCGCGTCGGCGAGGGCGGCAAGCGCGAGTACATCATCCCCGTCACGAAGCCGGATCGCGGCATACCGCTTCTGAAGCGCGCCGCAGCTGACCTTGGCCTGACGGTCGAGTCCTATGCCAACGCCACGAAGCTGCTGGGCGGCAGCCCTGACAGGGCCGTCACCCCGGCCCACGCCGTGGCCGCCTCCACGAGCAACAGCGTGGTCAACCACTACAACACGATCGACGCCCACGCCGACATCACCGTGTCGGGCAGCGGCGATCCCAGGAGCACCGCCAACAACGTCAACAGCAGCCACGAGCAGGTCCTGCTGAGGAACGTCAAGCCGCTGCTGGGGTGAATTCTGATTTATCACTCCGCGATAAATCAGAATTGAGGCAATAGGCAACAGGCAATAGGCAAGACGATGCGCCGTTCCCCTACTGCCTACTGCCTAATGCCTAATGACTCAATCGAAGCGTCGTTCCCCTAATGCCCAATGACTCATTTCTGAAAGGAGGTCTCCCTCTATGCTTCAGCTTGACAGGTCGTTTTTGAGCACGGCAAAGCTCAGCCGGTGGCAGCTGTTGAAGCGGGCCATGGACGGAACGCCCCAGGAGCGATGCATGGCACGGTTCTGTCTGAGACTGTACAAAGCCAATGACGCCGACTGGAGCGAGAGCGACCACCCCCGCGGTGAGCGCGGACGGTTCAGGAGCAACGGAGGCAACTCTTCTTCCAGCAAATCAGAAGGTATTATCAATTCAAAACCGCCTACAGACAGCTATGGCAAGCCTTATAAAAGGCCTCAATACCGTCTTCCCAAAGAAGAGTATGCCAAGGTAATGTCAGAAATCAATACCAAGTTTGACGATATGTACAGTGGCAAAACCCAAGGTTGGCACATAACGAATCCTGATAAGGATAGTCCTGCACATGTATATATATTTGAAATCCATGAATTCGGAGAGTATAATATATTCGATAAACAGCTACATGAGGAGGGTGATGGTTATGACGACTAAACAGCTCAAGGAGAGATTGCGTGCTGTCCCGGATTCATATTCGGATTTTGTCGAAGGGGTTCCGTCCGTGCTGAAAACCTGTCCCGGTCTGGAGGAGAAGCTTGTCCGATATCTGGACGAGAATCCCGAAGCGACAACCGATGACATCACGGATTTTATCTATGATGAAAAAGTGCGGCTGGATGAGTAAAACAGTTGACGGAATCGCAAAGAATGATGGCAGTTCACGCACGTGAGCTGCTTTTTGTTGTCGCCCCGCGTGCTCGCCCTACGGCGGCCCGCGGGTTTCGGGCGAGACTTGCGGCTCTGCCGCTGCGCTTTCGCCCTCAGTCCGGCAAAGCCGGACGCTATTGGAAGGGAGACAAACGCATGGCCACAACGATGATGATCCTGAACACCGGCGAGGTCTTCACCTTCGACGCGGTGCTTTCCACCGAACACAAGGGCAGCGTGACGGTGACGTCGCACCCGGTGCAGTTCGGTGCGTCCGTCACCGATCACGCCATCAACGACCCGGACGAGGTGATGCTGAGCATCGGCATGACGGACGCCATGGAGAACGTCGGCGCGAATCACTCCGTCAACGCGTTCACACAGCTGCGGGCGATCAAGGAGGCCCGCCGTCCCGTCACACTCGTCACCCGGCTGGGCAGCTACGAGAACATGCTGATCACCTCCCTGAGCGCCCCGGACGACTACACCACCATGAACGCCCTGAAGGCTCAGATCATATTCACCGGAATCGAAGTGGTGCAGGTGGGCGTGGTCACGGTGCAGCAGACCGTGACCGCATCAAAGACCGTGAGCGACTCCGGTTCCTCGAAGAAGCCCAAGTCCAAGAAGGGGAACGGCACCAAAACGACGAAGGAGCCGGAAGTGATAAACGCTACCGCGCTGAAGAAAGGCATCGATGGCTTGGTCAGCGGTGTCTCGAAATGGATCAAAGGGATAACGGGGGGATAACATGGCATGGTATCTGATTCCGCTGGATGCGATCCCCAACCAGGAGATCAGCGTCACCGTTGAGGTCGGCGAGGAAAACGTCGCCCTGATACTGAATCTGCGCTACAACACCGAGGGCGAATTCTGGAAAATAGACATCAGCGACGGCAACACCGGCAACATGCTGATCAGCGGCGTTCCCCTGCTGACCGGGGAATACCCGTCCGCGGACATCCTGAGACAGTTTAAGTATGTGGGCATCGGCTCCGCCCTCATCGTCAGGCTGTCGGACGGGGCCCGGGGCGACTTTCCGGACATCGACAATCTCGGAACGGATTACGTGCTCGTCTGGGGAAAGGGAGATGAAGGATGAGTATCAACGCGGGCTATGACCAATATCTGCGCAAATACAGGCTGCTCATCATCACCACAACGACGATCAACGTGGTCAAGTCGATCAAGACCATCAACACCGCCCCGGAGGTGCCGAGCACCGCCTCCGGGGCGGTTTATACCGCTGTGGTCACGGCAAGCAGCTTGCATCTACGCTCCGGGCCAGGCACGAAGTACAAGTCCCTGGGAACGCTCAGGCAGGGCGCGGCGCTGGAGCTGCTGACCAGCGACGGAAGGTGGTACCAGGCCAAATGCGATGCAGGCCGGGACGGCATCGCCTACGTGTACTACAAGTACGTCAAGGTGACCGGAACCGGGCAGGATGGCGTGCCGGCGACGGAGGCGGTGGAAACCACCTGGTCCACCGTCGAGAAGAAGACACTGGAGATCACCGCGCTGCGCTGCGTGTTCAACTGTGAAAAGGCGATCAGCGACACCCCGAACTATTCGGTGATCTCCGTCTACAACCTTTCCAGGGACACGATCGCCAGCATCAAGGTGGGCGACACGGTGATCCTGGAGGCGGGCTATGAAAACGGCAACTTCGGCATGATCTTCACCGGCCAGATCGTCCAGCCCTACGTCACCCGGGAGAGCGCCACCGACACGGCGCTGAACCTGGTGATCCAGGACGGCGACCAGTATCTGAACAGCGCCTTTGTCATGACCACCCTCACTCAGGGCTGCACCAACGCCGATGTGGTGCGCGCGGCGACGGAGGACTTCGACGGCATCTCCGAGGGACTGATCAGCGACCGGCTGGGCAGCGTGGCGCTGCCCAGAGGCAAGGTGCTGTTTGGCAGCGCGGCGGGCTATGCCAGGCTGGCCGCCCAGGGTGCCAACAGCCAGTTCTACATCGAGGACGGCAAGGTGAACATCGTGTCGGCCACGGACTACGCAGAAAACCAGGCAGTGGAGCTGAACCCCCGGACGGGCCTGATCGACATGCCCGGGCAGACGGACGACGGCGTGAGCGCCAAGTGCCTGATCAACCCCAGCCTCAAGCTGAACACGCTCGTCCACATTGATTCCAGCCTGGTCGCGCAGAAGAAGGTGGCCGAGGGCGAGACCGAGGTGCCCTCCGTCAGCACGGACGGCGTGTACCGCGTCGTCAAGCTGACCTACAAGGGGGACACCCACGGCGACGACTGGTACTGTGAGTTTGAGGCAGTTTCCCAGGCCGGCATGACCCCCAGCGGCATGGACGCGGATACGACGAATCCATGGAGGTGACAGCATGCGCACAGTGGATGAACGCTGCGCGTCTATGGCCGATGTCATGGCGGCGCTGAAGAGCTCCGTCATGGCCGAGCTTCGCGTGGCAATGCCCGGCATCGTACAGGACTGGGACCCGCAGCAGCAGACGGTGACGGTCCGGCTCGCGATCCGGGAGAAGGTTTCCAGCGGAGGGATCAGCCAGGAGGTGGAGATTCCCCTGCTGGTGGATGTGCCCGTGGTCATGCCCCGCGCGGGAGGCTACGGGCTTTACTTTGTCCCCGGGGAGGGCGACGAGTGCTTGGTGGTCTTTGCGGACGCCTGCATCGACAGCTGGTGGCAGTCCGGCGACGTCCAGTCCCAGGCGGACAAGCGCCGTCACGATCTGTCGGACGGCTTTGCGATACTGGGCTGCTGGTCCCAGCCCCAGAGGCCGGCTATCCCGGAGGAGGGCGTCTGCCTGCAAAACGACGACGGCACTGCCGGCGTCAGCATCCGGGGCAAGACGGTCAACCTCTTCGGAACTGTCAAGATCAACGGACGCACTGTCTGAGAGGTGAGCGCATGAATGCGGATTACACGACCCAGCTGATCTACCGCCGGGAGGACGAGAACGGAGATTATGTGCTGGGAGATACCGGGCAGGGCTTCCTGTCGGGAAGGGAGGCCATGACGCAAGTCCTGAAGACCAGGCTGCGGGCCTGCCGGGATGAATGGTGGGAGGGCGACGCCACGGCCGTCCCGTGGTTTACGGACGTGCTTGGCAGGCTGCTCTCCCAGGGCAAGGTTTCGGAGATCGACCTGATGGTCGTCAACCGGATCATGGACACCGTGGGCGTCACCGGCGTCCGGGACATACAGTCCCGGGTACAAAACAGGGTTTATCGCTACTCCTGCACCGCGAGCACGGTCTACGGAGATGTCAAAGTGGAGGTGAGCCAATGAGCTATTTTGCGCCCTACGTCGATGAAAGCGGCCTGCACTATCCAACCTACGATGATGTATTGGAGGACCTGATCGACGCCATGCAGGCCATATACGGCGCCGGCGTCTATCTGGGCAGCGATTCGAAGGACTACCAGCTCCTGTCTAAGTTTGCCGAGAAGATATACGACACCTACCAGGCGCTGGAGATTGCCTACAACGCCCACAGTCCTGTGACGGCCATCGGCACGGGGCTGGACTACATCGTCGCCCTGAACGGCATCTCACGCAAGCCGGCCACCTGCTCCACTGTCCGGCTGACACTGACCGGCGCCGCCGGCACGGTGATCCGCAACGGCAGGGCACTGGACGGCAACGGCAATCGCTGGGAGCTGCCGGAGCAGGTGACGCTGGACGCCGAGGGAACGGCGACCGTTAACGCGATCTGCGAGGTCACCGGCGCGGTGCAGGCCACCGCCGGAACGATCACGGGGATCGCAACGCCCACCCGGGGCTGGGAGAGCGTCACCAATCCGGAGGACGCCGTCGCAGGCGCGGCGGTGGAGCGGGACAGCGAGCTGCGAGCCAGACAGGCCCAGAGCGTTGCCCAGCCCGCCCAGTCCGTGCTCGAAGCGCTGAAGGGGGCGCTGAGATCGCTGGACGGCGTGCAGCGCGTGGAGTGCTACGAGAATTACACCGGCGAGACGGACGGCAACGGCCTG